AATGCCGTCGGCTGATCGTGTGTAAGCCATGTTTAAACTCCTTAAGATATCGTTACTGTACCAACAAATGTCGTTGCCACCAAGTAGTTTGGTGTCAATCCTGCATCATTTAAACTGGCTCCACCAACAGGCTGCCAGCCCCACTGAATGTCTCGTGAACCACCAGACAAATTACCGTTAACGTTTACACCAGAAGTGACATACGTTGTGTCTTTACGCGGATTGCGTAGGGCTTGCGGATCATCCACGGGGAATGTTCCTAGCATTAACTGCGGTTGGTCTGGATCCCAGCATTCTGGGCACACCAACAATTGAAATTGACGCTGCTTAATGATCTCAGTCTTAAGCTGCTTGAGTTTGTATTGCTGGCCGCACCGATCACATTCAGCAATCGCTATCTTGCCGGATGCAAATCGGTTACCCATTACATACTCCCACCAATAAACATCTGACGGGGCACAAATCTAACAGCAGCTTTTTCTCTGTCTTCGCCAGCGGCAAGATCAAATTGCTCGTTGTATGCAGCCTTGAGCATGTCCAAACGCCCCTGCAACTCAGGCACTTTCATGGCAATGTGGTAGGCTAGGCCTGCAACCAAACAAGGCAGGAAGCGGAAGTTCATGTCTGCCGTCTCCATACCCGCGCCAGCATCTTGGACTCGGCGCAGTCTCCAGTAAACAAACTGATATGGCGTTGAGTTGTCTGGCGTAGGCCACACAGTAACCGCAGGAAGTTGAGGAACAAACACCGCAGTACCATCTGCATGTGCAGCGGCTGTACTGTTGTTCTGGCCACGGAATACACCACCAAGGGTATTCCCTGATATGTAAGTGTAGTAAATATCTTCTGTATCTAAACGGAGAAAACCTGAACCGGCTAGTCCAACCACCGTGTTAAGCGTGAGCGTGGTGTCCGTGGAAGTGATGGCTCCGTCAAGTACCGAAGCTGTTGGATTAACTTCGCCAGACAATCTCTGAACCCAGACTTGGATTGGTCTTGCTTGTTGGAGTTTGTTTGGAATAGTGGCATAGGTAGAAACACTAATGCGGGTGATTGTCAGATCAGCCTGAGTTGAAGCTGTATTTGCGCCAGTGCGAATCAACTGTTCCAGCAAATCAATTGTGTCTGTAGGCAACGCATAGGTTGCCAGACCCGGAGTCAGGTTAATAAAACCTTGCTCCATCGTCCACATGTTGATGCCACGGTTCTGCCACTCAATGGTCATCAAGTTCATTGATCTGCGTGCTGTACGCAAGTCATAGCCTGAACGCATCTCACGACCCGCACGCTCCCATGCTTCCTCGGCAATTTCCGTGAAGTCAAGATTAAAGAGGGTTGAGCCGGTAGTGGTCATCTAAATCCTGCCGTTTTCTTTGCTATTGCTTTTGGTTGGGCTACAAACTGTTTGCCAGATGCTTTGCCAGCACGTTTGGCCTTGGTTGTGGCCGCATACTCTTGGGGGGACAAAGATTTAATAGCTGCTTCAGGCAAATATCTCTCACCCGTCTTGCTTGACGGTTTACCAGACTTAGTGCGCCATTTCTGGTCGCCCCAGTCCTTGAGTGATTTCTGAGGCGCTTTCAATCTCTGTACCCTCCGCCAGCTTCCTTGTATTTCTTAGCAACAAGTTGCGCTTTACGGGCAGACCATTGGCCTGCGCCAGTGCCGTGAGTTGCCGCAGCTTTAACCTGAGACACAATTCGCTTACGCAGGCCGGGCTTGGTGTAGTTACCAGCAGCGTTGACCTTGCCGCCTTCAGCGTATTGCGTAAAGTCCGTGTTATCCCGGCGGGCTTTTCGCTTCGCGCTAGGCATCTTGCTTGGGGATATAGCCCCCATTCCACGGCTTGCTATCATTTTGCGTTACCTTTAGCTTTCTTAGCTAGAAACAATTTATCAACCATTTCAATGCGCTGGGGCTTGGTTGTAACTTTGTTAATAATGCTTAGACGTTTAGGTTTTGGAGCCTCGTAAAATCCAGCTTTTTTTAAAGACTTAACAACTGAAGTTTTTGAGGTTGCCATATCAGCACATCCCACCATTTTTCATGGTAATCATAGTGCCTTTAGTTTTGCCTTTTGTAGCGCAACCATCAGCACGGCTAGACGCAGAGCTTACCCTACCACCGCTCTTGTAACCCATCTCACTAATCTTTTTACGATCTCTGGCATCTTGAGCATCGCGCTTAGATTCTTCCATAGCATCAAAGTTAGCGGGCTTGGCAACGCCACGAGACTCACGCTTCATTTCAGCGTCAGATTCACGTTTAGCATCAGCGGCCTTCTCACGTTGGGCAGCATTGCGGTCACCCTCTCCAACTCGGCTTGCAACTAAAGCAATACCGGCTGGAATACCCATGCCCGCAGCAATATTGCTCATAGTATTGTCGGCTTTTTTACCAGTGTATTGTGGGATGTTGTATCCACCCCCGCCACCAGAATTGGGTTTATCGTCGAGTCTGCGTTTCATGGTATTTCCTTAGCACATTCTGCCGCGTGTCTTGCCTTTAGTGGCAATACCATCAGCACGTTTAGACGCAGATGAAACCATTCCGCCTGAAGCATATTTCTTAACCATGCCGCCGCGTTTTTTAGCCGTAACATCGGTAACATCATCATCACTTTTTTTAGTGAATTTGCTGTTTTTCAGTTTGTCATATGCTTTATCGGCTTTTTTACTTTCACTATCCGTACGTTTAGAGCCAGTCAGCTTTTTGGGTTCCATACCAATTTCTTTGAGGTACGGAGATTTATCGGCAGCTTTCTTTGCGCCCCTAAACATTTTGCCCAGCTTGCTACGTGCCAATAAAGCGGCAGCAGCGGCTCCAGCGCCGCCAATCAATGCTGTCGGATCATCGGCCAAAGCGGTTTTAGCGCTTTCTCTCATGCCGGGCACATCCATAGAAGGCTTCGCAGGAGCGACTGGAGCAGGCTTGTTGCGACCTTCGTTGCTGTAGTTGGGGTTGTCTCGTGAAGCAGGAGGCATGTAGAAACCAGTGCTCTGCTTGTTGGGCGCAGTAGGCTTAGAAGCAGGCAATGTAGGCTTAGTCATCACTTGACGAGTGGGCTTAATTGTTTCGCTTGTACCGGCAGCACCAGCACCAGAGCTTGAGCCATAGTCCGAATACATGTCATCAGACATAGGACGTGCAGAAGGTGCAGGAGCAGCGGCGGGAGCACGCATAGGTGCGCGAGCGGCTTCACTCTCTTCTTCCATGGTCTTGGCATAACCACGGCCAGCGCCAAAGCGGTTGTATGCTTCTGATCCGGGCTGATCAATGTTACCCATGCGGATACGCTCAAAGAAGCCAACAGGCTCTTCTTTGTTAGAAAGTTCTAGGCCACGTTGTTTGGCTCTAGATTCAGAAACATCGCCACCCTCATCGTAGCGTTTAAACTTCTTCATTGGTTTTCTCGTAGCCATATCAACTCCTTAGCAGGCCATGCCGCCCTTTTTCATGGTAATCATTGTGCCCTTGGTTTTGCCTTTTGAGGCAATGCCATTAGCTGATTTGCGGAATGCACCGCCAGCAGCCAACTTGGTCATAGGCTGACCTTTGTGCAAACGGCCTTCGTGTTTGTTCACGGCCTTTTGCATCATCTTCTTGTCCATCTTTACGTCTTCATGCTTCATGCCGCCTTTGGCCATGCCGCCTTTAGCCATCTTGCCCACGCCGTCAGCAGCAAAAGCTGGAACTTTTTTTCCATCTTTCATAACCATTGGCATACCGCCGTCTGCATATCCGCCCATGTTCATCTTTTTCATATCGCCACCTTTAGAAAATTTCTTGCCTTTATCGGCAGTTACAAAGTCTTTACCCACTGATGTAGGCACTCCGGTTTTCTTAGCAAACGATGGCGAATTAGCTATCGCGGCCATGAAATTGTGTTGCTTCTTACTTGTGCTCGGCATCATTTCCCCGCTGAAAGAAGCTGGTCAATTTTTGCTTCAAGCTTGTTAAAGCGTTGGTCAATGTGGTTAGTAATTTTGTCAATTTCTGCTTGAGTAACGTTATCACGGGCAACCTCCTCACGGGTTTTGTTCAACAGGATAGTGACACGAGCCAGTTCCCTGAACTTTTCATTCATCATATAGCCTAACAATCCAATCACTAAAGATAGGATGGCAGACCAAGCGGTATTTAGATCTAACAATTCCATGCCCTCAATGCTTTATTGATCCGTGAATCCGGATCGTTTGCTGTCTTTGCACTTGTCAGCTTCTTTTTCATGCCACTCATCCTTGCACAGAAAGAGTCGCGCCGTGAGCCGCCTTCCGGCTGGGGAGGTTTCAAGTTCATGCCTTGCGCTTTCGCAGAGGCTCGACCTTTGGCGTTCAAGCCGCCCTTCTCGGACTTGCCTTCTTTCCTCTGCCATGCTGGTGACTTAGCCATAATAAATTTGTATTGAATCCATATTGGAAATTTCTGCATATACCGATGTATTTGCACGTATTCCTTCACCCGGAATAGTCGGCGTATTACTAAAATAATCGCCAGCAAAACT